TTCAAGAAGGATTCGTTGGACTGGAAAGAGCCCCCTCCATTTGTCGTCGAAAAGTCCGTGAAGGAGGACGGGGCGCTAAAGGTAATCCGATTTCCATTCCCTACCCATACCCGAGAGGTAAAAGTTTCAATTGTCGTCCCAGAGATACCGAAAGGGAAGATAATACCCGTTGCGGTAGCGGTCACGCCTCCCCCACCGGGAGCCGCTATGGTTACCGTGATGGTATCCCCCACCGCGTAGCCCGTCCCGGCATTTGTAACCGTTATAGCGGTCACAGATTGATTTGTTACCGTGGCGGTGGCTGTAGCGTTAATACCTGCCCCAGAAGTGGTTATAGTGACCGCTGGAACGGAGAGATATTTTGTTCCGGCGTTTGTTATCGTGATTTGGGGGCCAATGGTTCCAGAAGTGTATGCAATGGTTCCATCCCAGACGTAGTAGCCATTTGTCGCGGGAGTAATGATGAGAAGAAATTGGTTTCCCCATTGAGCGGTTTGAGGGAGGGTTGAGCCGGTGTAAAAAGTTCCCGCAATAGTGGTATTGGCCATCGTGTTAAGGTTGACCTGCAAAGCAGATCCGTTATTACGGCACACAAACATATAGGGCACCCCGGCGAGGACGTAGAACGAGAAATAGACAATGCTGAGGCCTGTGCCGGTGGCATCGTAAACCTTTGTCCCTAGGCCATTGAGCGTCCTCAAATTTCCCTTGCCGATGGGAAAATAGTTCTCCAGCCAGTTAAACTCATTGTCTTCAATAGATTGTCGTGGAGAGCGGGTATTAAGACCCCCAAAATCCTGTAGATCAAAAAGTTGGGCCTCTTTGGGGAGGCCCTTTCTTTGCCCCCCTTGCGGGGATTTATCCATTAGGGGGTTGCGCTATCAGCTTGAGCCACGGGATTCAGGGTGCGCTCTAAAACCCGGACATCAATCAGGGTCGAGGGGGAGGGGGCGGTAAGGGTTAAGCCATATTGGCCAAGCTGGTTATTCATAATAGTGGTAATTGAACCACCAAATTGACCGGTAGCCACGCCGTAAGTACCAACGACAGTGGCGGTAATCACGTTGCCCGAACCCAAACCAGTGCCGGGCTGTACGGTGCCAAAAATAGAGGAGGAAATATTGATCGTCCCCGAGGCACCGCGAACCAGGAAAGAGAGGGCTGCACCCGGAAGACCCGAGGGAGTGAACAGAGGAGTAGTTTGGGTGACGTTAATGGGAAGGGTATAAGAAATCCCCCAGGTCGTCTGAGTACCGTTTACAATAATCTTAGTCCACGAGCCATTTGCCGCAAAGGCGGGGGTTGCCAGTAGAGCTAGGGCAAATACGAGTTTCTTCATCATCAATTCCTTTATGCGATAATTTTGCAACACTTATGGGTTTACGTCAATAGTACGAGGGAACGCCCCCGCCTTCACTTGAAGCTCTTGAGGTTTGGAGGCGCATCAGCCACTTGGCGTAGAAATCTTTGGCGTCCTCATCTCTCTGTGCGTATTCGTAATAGAGATAAGTGGCGTAATAGGGCACTGCCTCGCTCCATGGATACGGAACGGCATCTTGGGCGGCAGTGGATGAGGACGTAATGTCCAAGGGAAGACAAACACAGTCCCAATCCATCTCCCACGCCTGGGAGGGAATCGGATACAGGTAAATCGAGCCGTTATCTCCGAAGGAATATTGGGACCATATCGCAACATTACCATATTGTTGAGGGTAAACATTGCACTGTGCCTGGTAATTCAACCAATCCAACTGATAGAGGGCTGGCTTTGTAGACCCATTAGAAACAGCCACTTGCAAGACCTTGAGTATCCGGTCAACCCCTGTAGTAAGCTTTACTGTCGAGTTGACCAAAGTAAAGGGATATACTTGTTGATTAGTTACTGTATTCATTGAAGTGTTTATAGTAGCTGTTGCGGTTGCTCCGGAACCCGTTGAATCGGTAATCGTCATAGTTACCGTTCCGGTGAAATTAAACCCCCCATCAACCACGGTAATGGCAGTGACGGCCCCTGCAACAACAGTTGCTGTAAATATGGCAGACTGTCCTAGCCCTCCTGAGGCGGTAATTGTTGGGGAACTGGAATAAGCCGAGCCTCCTGCGGTTACGGTAACTGCCGAAATCGTCCCTCCCGAGGCTCTGACACGAATACATTCCCCCCTTTCAGCCGTTTTTACGCGCGCCTGGTTAATCATATTCGTAAGAATGGTCGCAGAGACAGCTTGAGAAGACGAATCCCGGATAAGAATCCGGGTGTTCGTTGTGTACTGAGCGAGGGTTTGACCCATTACGGCGTGGTCGGGGTCGGGAAGTTACAAGCCGTAGCAGGAGCAACAATCTTCACCCATGAGCCAGTTGTGGTGTTACTTAAAATACACGCTGCTCCCAAGGTGGAGAGGGCAATTGTACCAGTCACTACTCCAGTGGGAGTGGTGGTGTTCGCTAGGCCTAAAGACATCGCGGTGGCACTGACAAAATAGGAGCCGCTAATCGCCGTGCCAGAAGGCCCGTTAAACAGGAAATCATAGGCGTAGGCCGGGCTTACCAGGGTGGCAATCACAGCAACAGTCGTTAAGAGTTTTTTCATGTCCATTCCTATGCTTGCGTTTGTACCAAAATCCAGTCTGACTGACCTCCAACGGTCGGCGTGGCTAGAGTAAGACCCGAGGCGCCCGAGGCGTTGGCGTTTGTAATCACACCAACGGGCACGGACTCAAAGAGTCCGTTGTCGTCAATGGCAATTGTAGTGATTGCACCAGCCACAACAGTGGCCACGCCATCCGCTGGGCGGTTATTCAGACTCGGGTTGTTGGTAATCAGGTAGGCCGTAGTCGATTCAGACACAAAGCCCCCCGAAGTCGTATAACGTGTCCCAGCAACAAAACCAGTACCACCGGCACTCACAGTCTGGCCCGTGACCACTAGGCACATAATCGCCGTGGCCGCCGCAGAAGCACCACCACCACCGCTAAAGGAAATGGTTGGTACAGAAGTAAGCGCTGTCCCTTGATAGGTGACAATCAGAGCATTAACCGTACCCGCACCCGTAAGGGCCAGAGTAGCCGTAGCAGGCGTAATCGGAGTCGTTGCCGAATTCAGATTCGGGTCAGAAGGATCAGAGAAGAAGGTAATGGTCGGCTGGAAGCCGCCCGCGCCAGTAATCGAGCCGTAACCCGCACCTTGAGAGGTGATAGTCACCGAGGAAACTACACCATTTGTCAAGGTAGCGTAACCTTGCGCACCAATACCCGGAGTTGAAGTATTACCCTTGTTCGGGGCGTCAATGACCACGCGCGGCGGGACAGTGTAGTTAGACCCACCACTCACGATGGTTACCGTAGTCGAGACCACTTGACCCATCACTGCTACCGCAGTCGCACCACCAGAACTAAAGGCTACCGCTGGGGCAGAGGTATATCCCGTGCCTGCATTCGTCACCCAACCATCAATCACACAACCTGACAGGTTGGCCAGACGGTAGTTAGAGCCGTCCGAGTGAAAGGGGGTCGTATCGTTTACAGGTTGAAATCCCGTCCAGGCTTGTTTAACCGGGTCAAACCACTGTAGAAACGTGTAAGGGCCAGTTTGAATAATCAATTGACCAGCCGGAAGGGTGCGGGTCGTCCCCGCATTCAGGGTCTCTACGTTAGTGCGGAGTTGACCGAGGTTGAACCCGTTACTGGTGCCATCGTTGTAATAAGCCATTTGATTCTCCTAGGTTATCGCCGCCGCAGCAAAGGCCGGGCTCGTGATATTGGTTAGCTGCATGCCGGTCTTGGGTTTCGTACACACAATGTTGTAAGCCACAAGCATCGCGCCGATATAGGCAACCTGGTTGAGCGGAATGGTGTTTTGGAAGCCTGACCACACAAACGGCGCAGCTTCGCTCAGATAGAGAGCCAGATAGCGGGTGTTAATCAGGAATCCCGAACCAGCCGGACAGAATGGGTCGGAGAAAATCGGCACATTACCAATCATAATCCCCCGAAAACCCGAACGGGCCACATCATCCTTACCGAACTGAGAACTCGCAGTGGTTTGGATTTGTTCCAGCGTCATAACGTCCTGGCAGAGGTTTTCCCAGTCCGCGAGGTTCAAAACACCAAAGTCGGGGGCCTCACCACCACTCACAGCGGTGCATTGAGAAATCAGACTGTGCATGTTCATGCGGTTGATCTTACCGCCCACGTTAGCGATTGTGCTTGCGAGAGAAGTATAGGTCACACGGGAGAGGCCACCGTAAGAACTATAGGTCGTACCATCATCGTAGGCTTGAAAGAAGTTAGCCGGGAGGGTCGGGTCGTTCGGGTTGTTATAAGGAGCAAGACCGTACATCGCCGAGGCCATACCCTTAAGGGTGACGTTCTTCATATCAGCCATACGGGCCTTCAAAATCGGAACGATAGACTCGGTGCTTTGCACTACGGCTTCCATCCCAAACATCCCAACGGGTGTAATACCCAGACTCAGGTTGAATTGAAGTTGGCCCGGCACACCAGCGGTATCCTGGGGTTGTTGGAAGGTTCCCGCATAACCGCTAAAGGCAAACTGCACAAAACTTGCGGTTTGCACGGGAATGGAGATTTGAGAGAGGCCGCCACCAGCTTTTTGAGCATTGCGGAGCAGCATCGCCATGGTCGGCAATGCTTGATAAATCTGAATAACAACGGAAGGAATGACCGCGCGGCGGGTCAGAGCTTGGAGTTGATTCTGGGTTGCGGTTGAAGTACCCGCAAGCATCCCGCCAAATACAGGCATTAGTTATTCTCCCCTAATATCTTATAAATTTCGTCGTCGGCCCAGCCCATCGGGTTGTCCACCATTTTATCGGCCTCATCCTTACTCATCCCAAGGCGGCCATTGCCCCAACCGGCATGGTTGGAGACCTGGGCCGGGGTGGGCCGGAATTGTTCTTGGAAAATCTTGGCGGCCTCTAGGGGGTCGCTCAGCTTGTTTTCTTCCATGGCCTTTTGCACGGCCATGATCCCATCGTCGGTAAAACCGAACTGGTTGCGCAAAGTGTCGAGCTTTTCTTTCTGCTCCCACATCTTAGACGACTTATCAATTTTGGCTTCAAAGGCTTCAAGTTTGGCGAGGCGTTCGGCCAGCGGGCCCATCACAGGCTCTAGCTGATCCGCCGTTGTCACCGCATCCGGGTTTACTTCCTTAGCGAGGGCCTCATAACGGGCACGGGTTTTGGGATTACTGTAAAGGCGATTGTGCAATTCGGTTGCACGCGCCATTTCGTTAGCCGTCATATCGTCAATGTCCATTACTTCTCTCCGCTCTTCCCACCACCGACATGCTTAATCGTCATGTCGTTCATGGTCTTCTTTGGCATCGCAGAAGGGCGCGAACCCATGTCCTGATTATTAAAATCAACCTTGACCAGTTGGGAGTCGCTATCCACCGGCATGTTAATCATCGGGCGGGGAAAGCCACTCTTAAGTTCATCAGCCATTTTGGGCTCCTTGCATACCTTGGCCCCGCATCATGGCGACGTAGGGTTGCATTTGTTTCTGTTGCTGGGCGATACCCTGGAGAGCAGTTTGGTCCATACCCGGACTCGCTTCACTCTCAGAGACCACGCCCGAAATCTTTTTGGTGGCGTCTAAAACCGCATCAAGCATTTTACCCGGCTGTAACATCGGGAGGGCTTGTTGCATTAAATGAACTGCCTGCCGCAAAATCGCCTGTGCATTCGCCGTCTCGCCAGGGTTTCCCGAGGCTTGAGACAGGGTGCTAGAGCCCTGCGGCGGTACACCGGTTAATTGCGGAGGCAGTCCAGGCATCGTTCCTTTGGAGGACGCAAGGCGTTAAGCTTTTCAGCCTAGCGCTTTTTCTTGCGGCCGCGCTTTTCAAACACTTGTTTGACCATCGTTTTATCCTTTAGTTTCCGGTGCGGGACAGTTGGAACCACTCCGGGTTGGCGACCTCAAAGCTTACGCTCGGTCAGTTGTGATTAAAATACAACAGTGAGGTGTTGTCAAATAGCAACACACCTACTTGTGCTTTTTACCGCCACCGAACATTTTTGAGAGGAGGGAGGGGTCGGCCTGAATGGCCTTTTGTTGAAGCTCTTCCTGACTTTTTGCTTTGGCTTCTGCCTTTTCCATAAGAGTGTCCTCATCCTGGGGATGGGTGAGTCTAATGGTATCCACATCGTCAATCACCCCTAGTTTCTTAAGAGCGAGGGCAAGTTGCTTGGTGTCTTCCGAGAAAGCGGGGGAGGAAGTGTGGGAGTCCACCTCTACTTTCGCATCGGCGGGAATCATTGAAAGAAGAAATTCGGAACCGTCTTTAGCTTTATACTGCCTGGCGTCCTTGTGTTGCATCATCTTAAAGGCCAGGTCTCCGACCTCAGCATAATTCCTTTCAATCCTCAGGGCGCGGTCCCGAAGGTGGGGGGAGGACTGCCTAACCAGGGTATCGGCGTGGGCGGCAGAGCGCACCCCGGCCGAGCCCTCACCCGATAGAGTGGGTTTAAACCCCGCTACTTCATCAAACATATCGTCGAGTTTTCCAACGTAGTTAAACAGTTCGGGGGGAATGGTAGGGGCCAAATTTTCAATCTTGGAGCCGGGTTGGGAATCGGTAAACCAACCCCCTGGACTATTAAGTGCATTTCTTTCCATCTCTGAAATACCGGTAATACCGGACCCAAACTTAGGGGCCTTTACGGCCAGTTGAATCAATCTATCCACATCATCCCAACGTCTGTTAAGATTCTCTTGAAGACCCCCTACGGTATCAAACTCAGAGAATCCCCAGAAATATCCCGTGGTTTTATTCGCACAAACTTCCCTAAAGGGTTGTTCCCCCTTTACCCCGCAAAGATTTCTATGCTGGTATTTACCCTCAACGATAATATCCGGCTCAATAAACTGGATGGTCGTCCAGTCGTCCATCTCATCGTCTTTAATCCATATCTCCTCAAATTTAATTAACTTGGCAATCACTTCCGGGTCGAGGGTTGCAACAGGCCCGGAGAAGAGGGGGACGTTCCCTGAATTCGGATTCGCCGTTCCCTGTAAAGTCATGGCGGAGTTTCCTCCGGACCCGTAGGAGAGAACGACCTCTTTCATAAATTCAGATTGTTGGAATTGAGAGGTGTTGGTGTCCCCACTGACTCCCGCTGTTGCTCTCTCGTAAATATTCTTATAATCAGGATGGTTTGCCAGTTGGATTCTCAACATCGAGGGGGTTATCCAAGTGGTGTAAGTAAATGCTTCCTGACGGTCAAGTTCTGCAATGTCCTCGCGGAGAACTCCCATATACTTGGCCTGAATAACCGAGCCTTCGAGGTCGGAAAATATCTCCTCATCCTTTAAAGAACCTTCACCCTTTTTCATAAGAGCTTTAAGCTTCACAAAAGCCTTGCCATCGATAAGGGAATTATCCACCGCCTCAGCAAAGGTTTCATCTATATTTGAGGTGTGGGTTTCAAAGGTCAGAGCTTTACTCGCTCTCTCTGCTTTAGCGAACCAGGAGGGGTCGTAGACGTTTTCATATTTAATCCCGAACCTCACATCGGCGGGACTAAAAAGATAACTGGAGAGTCTATGGATGTGGGAATAACAACGGTTATAAATCACTCTCTGACCTTGAACAGTGGTTCCTGTATAATAGAGAGATTTATACTTACGGTAAGAGGTGAGCCTTGAAGACCTCGAAGTGGCGCATTCAGAGATAATATCCTTAACAAAAGGAATAAGCTCTTTTTCGTTAGTGGGTATTCTCATCGTTTACCTAATCTCTGGTGGAGCATGGCCATGGGGTTTTGAGAACCTGTGTCGGCCATATATTGAGAGCGGGCGTTCCCTATGAGAGTATTGGTACTTGGAAAGCCGTGTTGGGCGAAGGTCTGGTCCCACCCGTTAGACCCTACGGGGGTATTGGTCTCTTTCATGGCTTGTTGGAATTTTCGGGCTTCATTCTCAACTGTCGCCTGGTGGGTAGTTGATCGGACAAGGGCCTCTCCCTTATTAATCCCCTTTGAGAGGTCTAATTCATGGCCAATCCCATCTACTTGTTCTCTCATATTATCCCGGATAAGCCCTTGAACACGGTCCCTCTGTTTTTTGGTCTCCGAGCCGTATTCCCTGGCATTACCCTCGTAAATCTTCCCAGTTTGGCCCACTTTACAATTCGGGCACACCGGCAGGCTCATATCATCCATACGGGTAAGACGGGGGATGTGGGTCTTACACTTGTTGCAGATAAGTATCTGGGATTTCATCTTCATGTGGTTAAAATACCACACTAGAGGGGGGAGGGAAGGGGGCTAGTTCAATTTGCGGGCAGCGTATTCGTTACCCATCAATTTAACGTGTTCAGGGATAATTGCATCTTTAATTTGCTCGGGAGACAGCTTACCCCTATTATATAAATCCATGGCCAGGGCGTATCCATCGGCCAAGGCTTGCTGGTATACTTCATTGGCTCTTGCTTCTGAGGCTCTCAGGATAAGGCCGTGAAATTGTGTCACTTCATCCTTAAGGCCGTTGGTTTCTAAGAGACCTACGAAGGATTCAATCTCACGGGCGAGTTGCTCAAGGCTCAAGTTGTTTCAATCCTGTTCAGGGCATCTACAATCTGCTTTACTGTTTCTGCATCCCGAAAATCGGCAATAACCGTGCCATTGAATACCAGGTGGTAAATTCCGTAGTTGTTAATATAACTATATCTCATCGCCACATCCTTGAGAGCTCGGCCATTTTCTTTTCCTCATCGTTCGCGTTTAAGGTTGTCGTCACTAGTCTCGTCCACATTTGATTCCTCGCATCCCGTTTAATCGGGTCGTTTAAATCTGCCTCTAATTGTAAAACCCGCTCATAGGTCTCCCCTCTTTGTAACATCCCAGGTCGAATCGAATCCACCCAGGCTTGAACAGCGAAACCCCCCGCGAAGACGCGGTCGTCTTTATGTCGGCCCTCGGCCCCAATCGAACTGCCGTTCTGGATAATCTTATGCATTTCTTCCAGCATGGGAACTGAGTTGACCATTAACTCACCAGTATAAAACTTATCCCGCATATGCCCCATCATCGTAAGAATGGTCTGGTCGGTACTCTGGGTATGATAAAACCCCCCCGCCCCGTAAACCCCATCCGGTCTCCTCCAAATAAAGGAGCGGAGTCCTGAGAGGAAGTTGCCAGTAAACAATTCGGGGTTTCTTAAATCTCCCGTCGTATCCCCGGTTTCCGCAGCGGTAGGAGTAAGAACACCAAGATTACTCAATTGTTTCAAATGTTTAAGTTCCTGAATCACCTGCCAGCCCACCCCGTTCACTTCAAGGTTTACCAGTGAGTCTTTATAGAGCCCTCCTAGGAAGGCTAAGACCCAGGCACATTGAGAGGCGGAACTATCAGGACTAGCATACTCCGCCACCTGAACTAACTTATCGGCATAACAGCGCCAGACAGAGACCACGTTCCTGTCCTTGTGCTCGTTATTCCCATAAGCACTGTCACAGCCGATAACGTACTTGCCTTGAGGGCTAGGCCGTTGCCAGATTCTAAGCTCAACCTCCGATTTAACATAAGCCTTCTCCAGGGACACTCCCAGTACGTCTTGACCGAGAAAGAACTTGTAGGCTTCAAATTTAGAGCCGGAATCCGCAATCACCTTGATTCTGTCAGAGACCTTGGTTGAACTAAAGAAGTGGGAACCTGTTAAGACAAAGGCTTCATATTCATGCCAGGGGTAATTCTGCTCAATCGTCCCCTCCTCAACAGTCCCGGTACTCTGTTTATGTCTGTACCAGGCTAATTGTCCTCTTGTGACCTCATACCCATAAAGCTCCTTAACAATTTTAATCTTCCCAGCCTCTTCCTCGTTAGGTTCATCCGCCCCGTACTTCTCCATTAAACGAGGCTCGTTATCCAGCGTATAATCCCTCTTCGCCCACCAGCCGATAAAGATACATCTCTGGGCATGAGGATCATCCCGAGCCTGCTGCCAGCCGTCATAGAACATATTAAAGCCCTCAGCAGTGCTCTCCCATATCCGTATCCGCCAAGGGTGTTTTTCCGCAAGTGTAGCCCTCAGAGAATCAAACCCCCGCCCATCCCCCCAGGCAGAGACCTCCGTCCCATGACACCCCGCAAAGGCACGAGACTTCCCAAGACCCTTACCACCCCTCTTAGTCCCGGCCACAAGGTAATCAAGAACTGACCCATTCGCCAGTTGTAAGTTTGTTCGGTTATGTAAAGTCTGCTCCGGTCTATAACTCTTAGGCAGACTTTCCAAATACCTCTTTAAAATAATAATCGCCTTCTGCTTGTTATCGTCCGTATCAGTGACCAACCCATACTGCATCCCCGGATGAACAATTAACCAGAACAAATCAAGAGCCAAACTGATTGTCGTTATCCCCAACTGCCTAGCTTTAAGTATCCAGAACTCATGGATACCCTCATCAAGACCTTTGCAGACCTCCTTCAAAAATATAAGCTGGGATTCAAATAAGGAGTCCCTTAAAGAGATCCTACCGTAGTCCTTAGTGTCCACCTGTAATGCTGTAATAAACTCCATAAATAGGTCTAACCACTTGGAACTATTACCATTTGTAGTTACAAGAATATTTTCCTGCGGGGGGGAGAGAGTTGGGGGGCTCCATCTCTCCTCAGTCAAAGACCCATCAACCTCTTTTAAACTGTTTTGGGTCTGGTCTATACCAATACCCTCTAATACAGGTAAACCTGCTGTACGGGCTTCCTGGTCAGCCTGGTATAGCTTAGCCTTATGTTCTTTTTCCTCAGCTAACCTCTTTAATCTCCACCGCCTCTTCTGATTACATGAGCGTGAGCATAGGAATTGCTTGGCTTGAGCAGCCTCAAAGTGGCACCCGCATTCCTGGCAGACCTTTAGCTGCATGTCGGTAAATGTTTACTGTGATTTAACATAAGATACATTCTGCGAAGCTCTTCCGGGTGGTTATTAATGTACATGAGGAGATTTATATCAAAGCACCTTGTGTTGCGCAATCACAACATCTAAATTATGGGCATGGGAAATCTAAGTAAATCTAAAGCGGGTGTCAAGGCTTCTTATGAGGGTGTGAGGATGAAAGCTATTTGGCTACCTGAATGCTTGGAGAGGGAGCTAAAGCTATATGCAGGGCAGAGACTAATGAGGTTAAGGGGGGAATGGGCTAATGAATTACGAGAGCTTGAAGAGTCAGACAGTGGAGAACAACGGGTGTTGGGATTGGTTGGGGACAGCCACTAAAGAGGGTTATGGAGTAATCTATTTCAACCGCAAAACCCACTTGGTAACCCGTACAATGTGGCTATTGGTTAATGGCCCTATCCCTGCCGGGTTATTCTGTTGCCATAAATGCGATAGGCCTATTTGTTGTAACCCTGCTCATTTGTTTTTGGGTACGGCTAAAGATAACACTCAAGACTGTATTGCTAAGGGGCGATACAAATCCAATCAATCCCCTATCCGGGTGCGCAAGCTAACTGCTGAACAGGTTAACTCTATCCGCGCGGCTGTGGGGTTGCAGCGGGATATCGCCTTGGCACATGGGGTTTCAGTTGCCTGCGTGTGCCTCATCCGGGCTGGGAAGCGGAAGCAGCTCACGCGATGATTTCCTTGTGGGCCGCATTCTATAATAAGGCCGGTCAGTAGTCAATCACTGACGTGACATTTTAATCACAATTCTAAACTATTTGAGGTTGAGTCTGTTCGTCCTGCGCCTGCGCGGGTGGCCATCTCCATCAAAAATACTCTGCGTCTTAGGGCGTTTGGACGGTTCTTTCCAGCCTGCCTTCTGGTCTTTTATGGAGTTAACACCTGCCTGAATATCCCAGAGGGTCTTAATAAGTTCCTCTACCTCGTTATGTGTGGCACGTTCCTTATAATAGGTTTTTGCTTCCCAATCACGGTAAATATTAACCGCATATAATATGTGTGCCATTTGTATATTCTAAACTTTCATGTTGATTATGTCCACATAATATATTATTGAATCCGTGTACAGAAAGATAACAACATGGTGACCTATGATGTGGTTGATGAAAACGGGCATATTAGGCTAACCGACCTGACCTCTGCTGAGGCTTATGCCCTGGCTGGGGACTATGAAAAGGTTGTAGGGAGGTTGAATCTAGGGCTATGAAAATGGAACGAGCTTTAAAGGCTCTAGTCGAAGAGCAAAATTATACCGTAGTATCTAAAACTGATTTCGTATTGGCGGCACAGATACTTAAGAACGGTTGGGCAGATTACTCATTTAATGAGGATGAAATCTGGCTTACTCCCACTCCTAAAGGTATAAGATACGCCCTTACCCTGGGTATTAAATACGATCCTGACTATCAGTCCAAGCAAATGGACAGGTGGCTTAAACTACATGACGAACTCTATTCTAAAAATGAGTAATGTTACTCAATCTAAACGCGGCGGTAAGCGTATCGGGGCCGGAAGACCTCCTATACACGATGAAGCGATGCCCTTGTTCTCTAAGCGCGTACCTTCCTTCCTCTTACCCTTGTTAAACGAATTCATCGAATCTGCCCTTAAAGTCAAAAACACCCTTGAATGGGATAACTGGTTGAATAACTGGAGGATTAAATGATGAATAATTATGCTAATGAATGTGTTGACACAATCAAAGTAACGGGCTAATCTTACTTATGGTTGCAATGACGCAATCGAGAGAAAGAGAAAAAGATGAATAAACAACACACACCTACCCCTTGGTCTGCTGGTTATATTGATCCAGACCTGCCAGGCGGCTTTATTGAGTCCGCCAATGGCAAGAACGTAGCTATCTACTATGCGGGGCCAGAGACTGCTGTTGGTGAAGAGGGTGAGGCCAACGCCGCCTTCATCGTCCGGGCCGCAAACAACCACGAAACCTTGCTAGCGGCTTGTAAGCATGCACTCGCAAAGTGCGTTGGCGAGCTAGAGCCGATTCGAGCCGCCATCGCCAAAGCGGAGGGCAAATAAATGGCCTCCATGCGTAAAGAACAAAACCCCTGGAAGCTCTTCTGGTTGCTTCTGCCTATGATGATTGGAGAGTAGAATGACTGACGAACAACTAACCTACATGGCCATAGGCTATCTCGTACTGGCGGGGGAAATCAAACTTGCCGATAACTACAATGCTAAACTGCAAGAGGCCGTTAAAAAACTCCGCGAGGAAGGCTTTAAACTCGATGGCGGATTTGTGGCGTGAAATATGCCACTCATAGCTGTTTAGAATGGACTGGACGCCATTACGACAAACATCACCAAATATCTTATATGGATTGCCACAACATCATTTACGGTGAACCTCTGCCCGTACCTCGGTAAACGTGTTTTCAACACAACTAACACTTGCATTTAACAATCATAAGGTGTATAAAGCATCATGGATAAAAAACAGTTCTACAAGAGTCTTGGAGCAGTCTTAAAAAAGATTCGCCGCGATATGGGTATATCTCAAGAAAAGGTTGGAGAAATGTGTGATGTTAGCTTTCAACAAATTCAGAAATATGAATCCGGGTTAAATGCTATTCCTCTCTATAAGCTTATACAGATTTGTGACTACGCCAATGTGCGGGTTGAGGCTGTTTTAAAGGAGGTTGTGGCATGAAAACCCTCGAAGAACTGCGGGATGAAACGGCTACTTTAATCACTCAGGCTGTGTATTCTGTCAGCACATTGCCTGACGATGATAGATGGCCTTCTGGGCAGATAAGTAACGCTATTGTTGCAGGTTTATGTGCCGCCGAAAAGCTTGGCTATGACGCCGGGCTCTCCCAAGGCTTTGTGGATGGCAGCAGGCTTGCTCAGCGGGAAGGGGAAAAGCGGGGGATAGAGCAGGTGGCGTTAGCATTAGGCCGTAGAGGGGAGGAGGTATGAACTTGCTTAAAACAATAACTGGCAACGATAACTGGGGAGAACTTTGGCAGCGTGGCAACGATGTGTCGGCGATGGAAGGGTATATTGAACAACTTATGTTTGAGTTTCGGCAAGACGATGTAACCGAGAGAAAACGCAAACTGGCGCGTATTTATGAGTGCCTGCTTTATCGGCCTATCAACAGGGATACTAAGTAGCCATGCCCAACAGAAAGCCGCAGGTGATGCTTACGGACGAGGATAAGCAGTGGGTTATTAATTGCATATCGGTATTCATGCAGTGTGCAGGTATCAACAATGGCGACCCTAAACAGGTTACTCATACCGCCAATGTTATGCTTAAAACACTAGCCAATTACCAATTCGAAGTGCGCGAAACCAAAAAGGGGAAAGCTAAATGAAACTGTTTGCATTAGTGGCCTACACCATAATGAATGGCCAGGTTACTTTAAGCCATACTGCGCCAGGTATCTACGGCTTCTACGCTACAAAGGCTGAATGTGAACAGTTGGCCTACCAATGGCAGCACCGTGAGCCGCAGAATAAGTACGCCTGCGAGCCTGTGTTTGTAACCAAGAAGGGGAAATAAAATGAGATTGTTTAAGAAAAAGGCCGAACCTAAAAAGGTTGAGGCAATCAAGGTTGAAAAGGTCGCCTCTATTTCGGCCAAGAGAATCATTACCATACCCCAACCTATTTGGGAACAAATAGTCTTGGATTATCTCATGAAAGAGGGACAAATTTCTAAAGGTCAGAAGCCTAATTATATTAAACTTCCTTATATTCCCGTAGGAGGTGTTTTGTATGCAAAACTTGATTTAATCGTAGAAGTGGAGGACTAACATGCCAAAACCGACGCGGACACTGGAACGGATTAGCTTGCCGGGAGGGTGGTATTTTGAAGCTGTGGGCAATAAATACCACCTGCAACACGACAGATGGGGCAGCACTACTGTGCGAAGTGGCTTGTGGTGTGACGGTGATGCCGAGAGTTTTGCATCAGCGATGAATGGCCAACACTACGGCACGTCACGAATTACTGACCCGGTATTTCAGACTGCACAGAAGGAATTAAACCGAATTCATGCCACTCAAGTTGCCGCCCTGCAAAGCCCTGCGTCAAAAATCCCAGTGGTTACAATAAACGGCATTTCAAGCTCGATGCCAGACACAGAATACAGCCGGTATAGTTTTCCTGATGGTGTAAGCCATGAGGCAGGCGCGGATTATTTTACCTTACCTAGATTTGTTATGGCCGAAATCTTAGAACTGCGTGAACTTAAACGTAAACTGCAAAGCCCTGCGGGGGAGTGGCGGCCAATAGCAACGGCTCCGAAGGATGGGCGAAAGCTTTTGCTATGGCCTACGGATGGTTCTCACCACCGGAATTGTGAGCCGCAATCTACCATTGGTTATTGGACTGAACACGCGCCGGGTACGAAGTATGCCGGTAAGGGTTTTTGGATGGGTTGGAACAAATGCAAAAATCCCACCCACTGGCTCCCTTTGCCCCCGGCCCCAACCCAAAAGAAAGATAAGTAAAATGCTCGCCTATCACAGTGACCCGAAAGTAAAAGCCAAGTACGTCAACCGTATTAAGGCCCACATCAAAGCCGATGATATCCAGCATGGCTTTTACTGGAGAAACGGAAAAGGTTGTGCAGTTGGTTGCACCATCGAAGGCTCCGACCACTCGGCTTATGAGCGTGAGATCGGCATTCCTGAATGGCTTGCGCGGGTAGAAGATACTCTATTTGAGGGCATGAATAACAAAAAGGCGCGCACTTGGCCAAAAGTGTTTCTAGAAGCCATCAAGCCTGGGATGGATTTGGAATCTTTGAAAGCGCCATTTATGTTGTTGGTTTTGCGTAATTCCTTGGCCATCCAGGAGGATAACACAAAATTTGATGCCGCCAAAAACCCCGAAGTAGTGAAAGTAATTGAAGAAGCCAAAAAGGTTCTCAAGGTGTGCATTGATCTGTGGAAAAAAGGCGAACCCGCCTGGAGCGCCGCCTGGAGCGCCGCCGAGAGCGCCGCCTGGAGCGCCTGGAGCGCCGCCGAGAGCGCCGCCTGGAGCGCCGCCGAGAGCGCCGCCTGGAGCGCCGCCGAGAGCGCCGCCAGGAGCGCCGCCGAGAGCGCCGCCTGGAGCGCCGAGAGCGCCGCCTGGAGCGCCGCCGAGAGCGCCGCCTGGAGCGCCGAGAGCGCCGCCTGGATCGCCGAGAGCGCCGCCAGGAGCGCCGCCTGGAGCGCCGAGAGCGCCGCCTGGAGCGCCAGGAGCGCCGCCTGGAGCGCCGAGAGCGCCGCCTGGAGCGCCGCCTGGAGCGCCGAGAGCGCCGCCTGGAGCGCCGAGAGCGCCGCCAGGAGCGCCGCCTGGAGCGCCGAGAGCGCCGCCTGGAGCGCCGCCTGGAGCGCCGAGAGCGCCGCCGAGAGCGCCGCCTGGAGCGCCGCCTGGAGCGCCGAGAGCGCCGCCTTCGACTATTACGCCGACGAACTGCTCAAGCTTATAAAGGCTTGCCCGGCCCCAACTGGGGAGGGGTGAGATGAAAATAACCCACATTAGCTTCGGCGGCCCGGAACGAATAATTGAGATTGGCGGGAAGGATTATCACTTTGAGATGCATCCACACTTAGGCCCGATGCCAATTCACGAGAAGTCCAAGAACGAGAGGAAGCTTTCGCACAATCACTTCTTTTGGCATGCCGTGAGTATTTGGGCGCAACAGGGCGAAAAGCTACTACCTGACGGAAAGTGCGATTGGCATTGTGATGTGTCCGAGTACAAGGCCGAACAACGCCTCATCAAAAAACTAACAAAGCCCAACCAATGGAAGCCCGCAATGAAATGAGCTTGGATAAACAAACGCTGCTGCCGTGCCCGTTCTGCGGCGATATAGAAAGCCTTGATGCTGCCGAGGCGCTTGGCCAACATATCGATGGATGCCCAACGATTGCTGCGGGATGTGAAAACTGCGGCGCTGTCGGCCCTAGCGTGTCTTACACAGGCGGCAAACAAATACCCATCCCCACACCTGACGAGCTTCTAGAGCGGAGCGCCCAAAGATGGAACGCCCGCCCCGCCAGCCCGGTAACGCGCAGCGCGGAAGCCTTGCGGTACGCAGAAAAGGCATTCGTATTAATCAAAAACCTTGCCAATGACGAGCATATGTCAAAGGCCCGTAACCTGGCACTCGTATGGCTATCATTATACGAAGATATTGAACAGCTCGAAGCCAGCCAGCCTATCGAGGCCGACGATAAAGTGCGGGCGCTGGCCTCTAAAATGCTTTGCATGGCCAAGAAGGCTATTGATGATGCTAACGGCGAAGATTTGGTTGTTATCACAAGCAGGCAATTTCAGGCATTCTCAAGCCAGCCTCAGCCGCAGAGTGATGAGGGGCTGCGGTATCAGTTTGAATGTTTGCGGCGGGTACTCGACCCTGAGACTCTTACTGCTTTGCAGCGCTATCCCATGGATGTGTCTGTTGCCCATGCTGTTGAGGCTATCATTTCTCAGGCCCTATCCCGCCAAGCCCCTGTACCGACAACCAATGGAGGGAAAGGGTGATGTGGTGGCTGCTTGGAATTCTAGCAGTATGCGTTGTGCTTATTGTTTGGGACATTTTATCATATCAATACAATGACGGAAAAAGATGGTGAAGAATTTAGAAAATCAAGGTTTTGCCCCTGTACCGACGAGCGGTGCGGCGGAAGTGGCGCGGGAGATTTGGGGGCTCATTGATAGCCTGACCCCGCACACAAAAATGCTTTCTATCAATGGGCAAAGCGCCGAGCAGTTTCAGGCGAAAGCCGCCGCCATCATTCAGCAATACGGCGATGCTCGATGTGTAGAAGGCCGACGCGACCAAGAACAATTTCACCTTGAGGAAATGGCCAGCCAACCCCCAGCCGCAGATGGTAAGTTGGAGAAGCTGCGACGTAGAGCGTTTGAAGGCATTGAGCCCATGCACTATGAGGCTCTTTGCTTCACCGAGGCAGAGAATGGCGCTGTGGGATTTTGGGGTGTCGTTGAAACACAAGAGCAGTGGAATAAGGCTGCGCGTGAATGCGCTTTTTGGGTTAAGGCTGATGACTTAGAAGTCGCCCTAGCCCAACCGGCTAGCGACAAAAACCAATAAAAGACAACGTGATGATAAAACTAAATGAATACCAAGCAGAGTTTTTGTTAGAGCTTTTTGGTGGTGATGATGAAAGCCAGATTTGCGTAGGTGAACTTGCCGGTCACTCGGGGCACGGCCTTTACGCTTGGTTTGAAGAATACCCCGAAGAAGGTTGCACATTTTTACCGGAGGCTGCCCAACCGGCCAGCGGGGGTGGGGAGTAATGGGTGGCGTCAAAGTGGTGGACCGTCTATTTCTCACGAGTGATGAGAGGCGTGAACGTAAAAAGAAGATGGCCAGAGATAGATCAGCTAAACGCTATCATCAACGCTACGGACAATATCCGTCCCGCGCAGAATTAGACAGAGATAACCAAGTGCTACGCATTTTGGTTGGTGAACTCGCTAATACCTTAGAGCTTTGTCTCACTGCTACCGGAATAAGTAGCTACACCAGAGCCGAGATACAGCGCGTATTAGACCGCGTAAACGCACGCGTTCCGGCACCTCACACTTCTATCCGGGGTGGCCAATGATGCAAGTCAAGCACGGCACTACCCGCATTGTTTTTCTTGTGGGTCGGTTGGCTTTCAAACTGCCCACTGTTACAAGCTATCGCCTATTCCTTCATGGTTTATTGGCCAACATGCAAGAGGCGCAATGGTGGCAAAATTTGCGCGAACCAAAGGCCCAGCGTCTGATGTGTCCGGTGAAACTCTATATTCCGGGCGGCTTCCTCATAGTGATGCCACGGTGCAAACCTATCAGCCGAAAGACATTTTTTAATTGCCGTCCCCTCAATCGAGAGTTCAAGAACGCTGGTATACCTGTTGAGAACAAGCTCGATAGTTTCGGGCGTTATAAGAAAAACATTGTAGCCGTTGATTATGGGAGTAGCCAATGATGCCCGAACTGAAACCAAAACCTTGCCCCGTCTGCAACCGCCAGCCGGACGTTGACCTGTGCGACCCTTGGAAGAAACAGTGGGGGCCTCAGCCTTGGTATGCTGGGTGCTACAGTAATAACCCAAAAGAGCACTACATCGGCGGCAATGGCGACACGCGGAAAGAAGCTATCGCCGTTTGGGAGGCCGAGAGAAACAAATACATAGCTGACAGGACGGTGAATGCATGAACCGGCCCGAAAGGCAGCTACGCAGTCTAGGGGAACGTGTGTTCGCAAAAGACTTAGGCGCATGGGGAGAAATTACAAATATTATTGGGGATTTATATGTTTTGAAGCTGGACGGCGATAGGTGGGCCACGGTGCCAGAAGAACAAGTTTATGAAAGAGATTTAGATGCAGCCCGTAATTGATGCAATCACTAACGCTTGCCAGTTAATTTCAGGATGGCGTCTTGGCCCTGACTTTCAAAAACTGCTTTGGGCTGATGCTGATGAGGAGCCTGTGACCGAGGCAGCACTCGCGGTAAAGGACGGTGAGCGGTGACAAACTATCTGACTTGCTATAATTGCGCGTTTATTGAGCCGATAACTGATGAAACGGCATTTGTAGGCTGTCCGATTTGTGGCCGCGAAAGATATGCGGTTAACGAAGAAGGCAACGCGGTATATTGTTTAAGCCAACAAGACGACCCAACTGATTGGGCTTCACCCGCCCACAACAAAGGAGAGACGGAATGACATTAGACCGCGAGGACAAAGAATGGATTATTGGCGCCATTGAACTATTTTTATTGCGCCTAAATGGTGAGGGACATGATTATGGTGCTGTTTCAAATACGGCTACTGATTTACATTTTAGAACCCATGAGATTGATCAGCGTATGAAGGATAAAAAAGATGCCTAACCCCACGCGCGGTGCTAAACAGGTGGCGAGAGAAATTATAGATCATTTCCATAAGCTTGAGAAACAGATCTATAGCCACCCCAGCGGCAGGAGAGAAGTAGTTGAAACCTGCATACGGTACACGAATGATGAAAAGAACCTCTAAGGGTGGCCTTAACCGTGCTTTGATATTATCTCCCGAGAGACGGAAAGAAATAGCCAAGTTAGGGGCTGCGGCTAGAGTTCGTAGCCTAACCTCCCCAAAACCCGCCTTAACCTCAACTGCTCCTTTATGCTCAACCCCTCAAGCATAAATAAACCTGGCTCAAAGTCTATCTGTCGCCAAAATCTCAAAAGCATCTCTTTCTGGGTCGAATATTTCTTCTCAAAACTCCTCTGTCCTCTATGAAATTCCAGGTGTCTCCTCCGGCTCAAAGGTATCACAAACCAGTCGAAGGTCTTTAACCCCTTCCCGCTCTCAAAGAAATTTCCAAGACAATGGTGGGGGTCAACTGCCATCCCATCCCCCGTCATATCGCGCAGGCCGGTTTTGAGTTCACTTTTGAACCACTCATAGTACACT